CAGTTAATGAAAATGAATCATTAGATAACACGATTGATGCACTAAAAGAATTAGAAGAACAGGGTACAGCATCTCCAGGTGTTAGAACAGCTTTAGAACAACATAAAGAAAGAATGAAAACAATATCTGAAAAATATGATTCAATGAGCACTGAAGAAAGACGAAAAGCAGTTGAAGAATCTTATTCACAGATGGCAAGAGAGATGCATGAATCAGACCCTGATGTTGCTAGAGGTATTATGAAAAATATGGCTGAGATGGCATTATATGATTCTGAAATAGCAGGAGGAGATGAGTGTTATATGCCTTCAGCTGGAACTTTCCCTTCAGGAGATAAATTAAGAGTTGACAGAGATGGTAAAGGTAAAGTTGAAAAAATAGCTGCTGTTTCTGTTAAGTTTGGTAAGAGTGGAGCGTTTTATGGATTCCCGGGAGAAAGTACTCAATATCAAAAGTTTCATCCTGATGAAGACAAAAGAACATATATGAGAACAAGAGTTGGACATCAAGGTCATTCATTAGGAGTTAGAGATGATTTAATTCAAGACCAAACTAAATTCGATAAATTAATTGAAGAAAGTGAAATAGATTCAGCTATAAAAGACTCTGAAAAATTACGAAAAAAACTAAATGAGATGCAACAACAAGTTGACACTATTAGACAAGAGATTACAAATCCTAATGGTAAATATACGAATAAAGACTTAGTTACTAAAAGAAAAGAATTAGAAGAGATAAATAAAGAATCACAAACTCTACTAAAAGAGGTAATTGATGAAGAAAAATTAATAGAAATTATGGGTAAAAAGAATGCTAAAATGTTTATGACAGGAGGATGTAATGCTATAAATATTATTTCTATGAGTGCAGTTTTAAAAACATCAAATGGTTTATCTGTAATTGAACACAATCATCAAATCATAAATGAAGATGGTTTAACTTCTGAAACAGAAGAAGGAACTACAAATCTAAAACAATATGGTTTTCAATTTAGAGCTTTTGATAAAAGAGGTGGCGGTTTATTAACAGGATTCATAGGTGGAGAACAATAATGAACTCACAATTATTATGTACATTTACAACAAAAGAAAATCTTGACATAGTGTTGAGTGAAATTGTATCATCATATAAAATTATATTTGATAAAATTTATGTTTTACAGAATGAAGAACAGGTAGAGGAACTGATGTGTACTTACAATGTTGATTCTACAAATGCAGTTGATTATAATGCAGTAGAAAGTACTATTTCTCTACACAGAAAAAAATTCACAAATACACTATATACAATAAATGGATTGAATGAAGTTATAGCATCATTAAATAATGGTTTAATGGATAGTAAATTCATAGTACCTTGGGACGATTTTAAAAACACACTTTTGATTACAAATAATGATGGATTAAAAAGAATAAATACAAGAATTTTTAAGATAATAAAAACAAAGGATATAAAGTGAAGTTTGCATTAAGATTAAAAAAAACAGATGAACAAATAGATGTTGTAAATGCTGTCAATGAAGTAGAAGCTCGAGATTTTTTCATTAGAAGAAAAAATATTGATGTAGAGGCTTTTACTAATATATTTGAAGTAGTTGAAAAAAAAATTAAAAAAAGATAAAAAAAAGCTTGTATGTTTGGAAAAAGCGTCGTATATTTATATACGATTTAAAAATAGGTTATATGGTTACAAGAGTTAACCATAAATAATAAACAATAAACGATAATACATAGGAGAAAAAACATGGACATAAATGCCATAAAAAACCGTCTAACTCAGTTAGAATCAACCTCATCAACAACCAAATCATTTTGGAAACCACAACCAGGAAAACAAGTAGTTCGTGTTGTGCCTTATAAACATAATAAAGATAATCCATTTATTGAATTATTCTTTCATTATTCATTAGGTGACAATAAAACATACTTATCACCTGTTTCTTTTGGTCGCCCAGACCCTGTTCAAGAATTTGCTGACAAGTTAAAATCTACAGGTAATAAGGATGAATGGATTCAAGGTAAAAGACTTGAACCTAAAATGAGAACTTTCGCTCCTGTCATCGTAAGAGGACAAGAAAACGAAGGTGTTAAATTTTGGGGATTCGGTAAAACCGTATATCAAGAGTTATTAAGTGTAATAGCTGACCCTGATTATGGTGACATTACTGATGCTATGAATGGTAGAGATATTATGATTGAAAGACAGACTCCCGCAGAGGCTGGAAATCAATATGGTAAAACTACCGTGAGAGTTAAGCCTAATCAAACTCCAATTACTGAAGATGATACTCAACTTCAAAGTGTTTTTGATAATCAAGCTGATTTAACAGAGTTGTATACAGAACCTACTTATGATGATTTAAAAGAAGTTTTGAAAAACTATCTTAATCCATCATCATCAGAAGAAACTGAAACAACAACTGAGACAGCTTCAACTACATCAACAACAACTAGCACAAGTGCAACACCAAGTGCTACTACTGCTAAGAAAACAGCAGATGTTGAAGATGCATTTGACCAATTATTCAATAGTTAAATAAAACAAATATGAGAAGAGTGTTTGAGCTCTCGGCCGCTGTCGGTGTAAGTCCCACCTCAAACACTTCCTCTCTAAATAGGAGAACAATATGTCAGAAAAAGACGAATTGGCTGGAATTATAGCCGATGAACTAAATAAAACATTTAAACATCAAAAGGTAGCTTATTTTCTTGAAGGAGAAGGTGACAACCCAACTGATGTAACTGATTTTATTTCAACTGGTTCCACAATATTAGATTTAGCAATTGCTAATAGACCTGATGGTGGGATTGGTGTAGGTAAAATCACGGAATTAAATGGTTTAGAAGGTAGTGGTAAATCTTTGATAGGTTCTCATTTGTTAGCTTCAACACAGAAGAAAGATGGTATAGCAGTTTACATTGATACAGAATCAGCAGTGTCTCAAGAGTTTTTGAGAGCTATTGGTGTCAATACTAAAAATATGTTATATGTACATCTTGAAACTTGTGAAGAGATATTTGATACTATTGAAACAATCATTACTAAAATCAGAGAATCAGACAAAGATAGGTTAGTAACTATTCTTGTTGATTCATTAGCAGCTGCTTCTACAAAAGTAGAGATGGATGCTGATTTTGATAAAGATGGTTGGGCTACTGCTAAAGCTATTATTATAAGTAAGGCTATGAGAAAGATTACTCAAATGATAGCTAGACAAAAAGTAGCTCTTGTGTTTACAAATCAGTTAAGACAAAAGTTAGGTGTAATGTTTGGAGACCCTTGGACTACTTCAGGTGGTAAGGCTCTTCCATTCCATTCATCGACTCGTGTTAGATTTAAAAATGCAGGACAAATCAAAGACGGAAGTAAAAATACTATCGGTATTAAAATAAAAGGGCAAGTGATTAAGAATCGTCTTGGTCCTCCAATGAGAACTGCAGAGTTTCCATTGTATTTTGATACTGGTATTGATGACTTTGGTAGTTGGTTGACAACGATGAAAGAGCACAAGATATGTAAAGTTGGAGGTGCTTGGTACACATTACAACATTGTGACCTTGAAACTGGTGAATTAATTAAAGAATACAAATTTCAATCTAAAGATTTTGAAGAACTTATGTTAAGTAATAAAGAATTAAAAGATTATTGTTACGGATTAATCTGTGATGCTTGTATTTTAAAATATGATTCAAAAGAACTTGGCATCGATGATGTAGAGGAAACTGAGGAGTCTGTGGATGAACTCTAAAAAAGAATTAAATAAAACATATTTATCTTTTTTAGACAAAACCAAAGATGATACACACAAAGCTGTAAATCATCTGAATGACAGAGTTTTAATTGTGGATGGCCTGAATACATTTATCAGGTCATTCGCAGTTAATCCTTCTTTGAATGATGATGGATTACATATTGGTGGGTTAGTTGGGTTTCTAAAGTCTATAAGATATTCTTCTGATGTATTAAAACCATCAAGAGTAATTATAGTATTTGACGGAAAAGGTGGTTCAAATAGAAGAAGAAAACTTTATCCAGAATATAAAGCAAATCGAAAAGTAAAAAGTAAATTGAATCGTAATGTGGATTGGGGAACAGCTCCAGCCGATGAACAACAATCAATGAAACAACAAATGGGTAGATTAATTCAATATCTTGAGCAATTACCTTTAACAATTGTTTCAGTTGATGGTATTGAAGCTGATGATTCAATGGCTTATATCTCTCAACAATTACTACCAAAAAGTGATTGTATATTAATGAGTACAGATAAAGACTTTTTACAATTGGTAGATGATAGAGTAAAAGTTTGGTCTCCAACAAAAAAGAAATTATATAACAAACAAGCTATATTCGAAGAATATGGTATACATTCACATAATATATTAACTTACAGAATATTAGATGGTGATAAGTCAGATAATATAGCTGGAATAAAGGGTGCAGGTATCAAAACTCTTAAAAAATTCTGCCCCCAATTTTCATCTGAAGAAAAATTTACTGCTAAAGATTTATTAGAATTTGTAAATAATTCAGATTCTAAAATAAAACTCTTGGAAAATATAAAAAATAGTAGTAAATTAATAAAGAGAAATTACTTATTAATGCAATTAAATAATGTGGATATACCAAATCATACAAAGATGAAGATTCAAGGAGCTGTAAATGGTGATATTCCACAATTGATTAAGTATAAATTTCAAACTATGTTTTTACAAGATAAACTATCAGCTCAGATAAGGAACTTTGATAATTGGGTAATGGAATTCACAAGATTAGACAGATACAGAGGAGTAAGTAAATGAAAGAAAAATTAAAATATGCTAACGGAAACATGCCGTTATTTGAAACAGAACAAAAAAATATGATTGAAGAAGCAGCTGAACATTATGGTAAATATATGGATGCTCTTGGATTTGATTGGAGAAATGACCCTAATTCATCAGACACACCAATGAGGGTTGCTAAATCTTTTGTTAATGATTTAGCTCATGGTTGTTACAATCACGAACCTAAGATTACAGCGTTTGATAATGTTGATGGATATGATGGAATGGTATTTCAAGGAAACATTAAAGTAAATTCATTTTGTTCACATCATCATTTACCTTTTATAGGAGTAGCTCACACAGCTTACATTCCAAGTAAAGATGGTAAAATTATTGGATTGAGTAAATTGAATAGAATTGTTGAACATTATGCTCGTAGACCTCAAGTACAAGAAAATTTGACAATGCAGATTCACGACCATATCAATAAAATGTGTACTGATAATCTAGGAGTGGCTGTTATGATTTCATCAGGTCATATGTGTGCTTGTGTTCGTGGTGTTAAACACGATGCTACAATGAAAACATCAAAACTAAGTGGTGAGTTTATGAGAGATGGTAGTAAAGCTCGGTCAGAATTTTATAGTTTTGTAAAGGATTTAAAATGAAATTCTTAACAAGAAAACTAATAACACACGAAAATTTAAATCCTCGAGGTTATTTACACGGAGGTGAACTATTAAAATGGATTGATGAAGAAGGTGGTATTCATGCTGGTATAGAAATGAATACAAGTTTAATAGTTACCAAATGTATGTCAGAGATTGATTTTAAGTTTCCAGTTATACTTGGAGATGTTATAGAAATAGGAATGCAAACTTTAGATATAGGTAAAACATCTTGTACATTGGCTTGTCAAGTTAGAAGTTTACATGCTGACAAAATAGTATTATCAATAGATAAAATAGTATATGTCAGAGTTAATAAATATGGTTTACCTAAAGGTCATGGTTGGATGAGTAAGGAGAATGAATGAGTGACAAACTTTCACAATTCGGTCATAGTTTTCAAATAAAATCAATTGTTTGTCTGATGACAAAACCTCAATTTATTGAACAGACTATTGATATTTTAAATGAAGATGCTTATGATAGTGATGGTCTAAAATGGATAGTAAAAAATTGTAAAGAATATTTTACTGAGTATAAAAAAACCATAACATTAGATGTCTTTAAAGTAAAATTAAATGATGTTGAAAATGATATATTAAAAACTACTATCTTGGAGAATTTAAAAGAAGTTCACAGAAACTTTGATTCTACTGAATTAGATTTTGTTCAAGATGAAACACTTAATTTTTTTAAAAATCAATGTATAAAAAATGCTATTATAGAATCTGTTGATATATTAGAATCTAAAGGTGACTTTGAACAAATAAAAAATATAATAGATGATGCGATGAAAGCTGGTACTGAAAGAAATATAGGACACGAGTATCAAGAAGAAGCAGCTATAGAAGAACGATATTCAGAAATGGCTCGTAACACGGTTCCGACACCTTGGAATGTAATAAATGATTTGACACAAGGTGGATTGGCTGGTGGAGAACTTGGTGTGATTGTTGCTCCTGCCGGTATTGGTAAAACTTGGATATTGTGTGCTTTAGGTGCTGGTTCTATGAAAAAGGGAAAGAATATAGTTCACTATTCATTGGAGTTGAATGAAGCTTATGTAGGTTTAAGATATGATAGTTGTTTTACAGGTATAGCTAATCAAAATTTAAAGTATCATATTGATGATGTTAAAAAATCAATTGATAAAGTTGATGGTGAATTAGTTGTAAAATACTTTCCTACAAAAACAGCTTCAGTTCATACATTATCAGCTCACTTACAAAAACTAAAAACTTTAGGAAAAGATTTTGATATGGTAGTTGTAGATTACGGTGACATATTGAGAGATACAAGTAATAGTAAAGAAGTAAGACATGCACTTGGAAACATATATGAAGATTTAAGAGGACTAGCTGGTGAATTTGAAGTTCCAATATGGACAGCATCACAAGCTAACAGAAGTGCTCTTGACGAGGATGTGATTGAGGCCACAAAAGTTGCTGAATCATATCAAAAAGTGATGACTGCAGATTTTGTAGTTTCATTGAGTAGAAAAGTAGAAGACAAGATAGGTAACACAGGTAGGTTCCATGTAATCAAAAATAGATTTGGACCTGATGGTTTAACATATCCAGCTAAAGTAAATACTAATACTGGTTTTGTTGAGATATATGAATCTAATACCGTAGATGGAAAAGAACAACAAAAGAAAATAGATAATAGAGATAATTTAACAAGAAAATTATTATCAACTAAATATGAAGATATGATGGAGGACTTTAGTTAATGATTAGTATTGAAGAAAATGAATTAAAATATCCGTTAACAATAACGATACCAGAAAATTATTGGACTTATTCAATAAATAATTCTGAAGAAAACGAAGAAGAATAATATTTATAGATGACCTCAAAAATAGGTTATATAACTTCACAGGAGAAAAATTACAATGGATTACAAAAGATTTAACCTTTCGGAAAATTTTTTAGATAACTACAAACGCAAGCAAGCACCATTCGGTTTCAATGGACTTGGTGAACTTGTATATATGAGAACATACTCAAGAATTAAAGAAGATGGTAAAAATGAAATGTGGTGGGAAACTTGTCAACGAGTAGTTGAAGGTACTTACAACATGCAGAAAAGATGGATAGAATCACATCATTTAGGGTGGAATGCGTGGCAAGCTCAGAGGTCGGCTCAAGAAATGTACGACCGAATGTTTAATATGAAGTTTTTGCCACCCGGTAGAGGTCTGTGGGCAATGGGTACTCCCATCACAGAAGAACGAAACTTGTATGCCGCCCTTAACAATTGTGCATTTGTATCAACTGATAATCTAAAAGAAGATTTATCAAAACCATTTACATTCTTAATGGATGCTTCAATGGTCGGTGTTGGTGTAGGATTTGACACAAAGGGTGCAGAAGCATTTGTAGTAAGAGGGCCAAAAGATGACCGAGAAACAGAAACATATATAGTACCTGATACAAGAGAAGGTTGGGTTGAGTCAGTAAGAAGATTACTTGATTCATATTTTCTTGGTATAACAGGTGTAGATTTTGATTACACAAAAATTAGGCCAGAAGGTGCACCAATAAAAGGATTTGGTGGAGTTTCGAGTGGATATGAACCATTAAAAGAAGTTCACGATGCTATCAGAAATTGTTTAGATAAAAACATAGGTGAACCAATCACAATTACAACAATCGTAGATATAATGAATCTGATTGGTAAATGTGTTGTGGCGGGTAATGTTAGAAGAACTGCTGAAATTGTATTTGGTGACCCTGAATCAGAAGAATATATCAATTTAAAGAATTATAAGAAGAATCCAAACAGAGAACAATTTGGTTGGACATCTAACAATTCAGTATTTGCTGAGTTAGGACAAGATTATACAGATATAGCAGAAAGAATTAATGACAACGGAGAACCAGGACTTGCTTGGTTAGATAATATGAGACACTATTCAAGAATGAAGAATGGTGGAGATAATAAAGACCATAGAGTAAGTGGTGGTAATCCTTGTTTGGAACAATCATTAGAATCGTATGAGTTATGTTGTTTGGTAGAAACATTCCCACATAACCACAAAGATTTAGATGATTATTTAACAACATTAAAATATGCATATTTATATGCTAAAACGGTGACACTTGGAAAAACACATTGGCCAGAAACTAATCGTGTAATGTTAAGAAATCGTAGGATTGGATGCAGTGTAAGTGGTATCGCACAATTCATTACTCATAGAGGACAAGGTGAGCTAAGAAAATGGTTAGAAACAGGATATGATAAATTACAAGAATATGATAAAAACTATTCAGATTGGTTTGCTGTTCCTCGTAGTATAAAAACTACATCAGTAAAGCCAAGTGGAACGGTTTCATTATTGGCTGGTTCTACACCAGGTTTACATTATCCTGAAAGTAGATTTTATATCAGAAGAATTAGATTATCAAATCTAAGTCCATTAATCAAACCATTAGAGAAAGCAGGATATAAGATTGAGCCCGCTTTTGGTAGTGAAGATTCGACCGTAGTGATTGAAGTACCAGTTGATGTAGGGGAAGGTATACGGACGGTTAGTGAGGTTCCAATGTGGGAGCAGATGGCCCTTGCAGCATTTATGCAAAGATATTGGGCTGATAATCAAGTGAGTTGCACGGTGACATTTGACCCTAAAACTGAGGGTAAACAAATTGCTACAGCACTTAACTATTTTCAGTATCAATTGAAAGGTATTTCATTTTTACCTAAATTAGAATTAGGTGCTTATAAACAAATGCCATACGAAGAGATGACTGAAAAAGAATATGATAAAATGGTTAAAGGTTTAAAAAGATTATCATTTAGACAAGTAAAAGGTAATGAAGCAGAAGTTGATAAATTTTGTAACAATGATACTTGTGAAATTGATTTTGAGGTTATAAAAGAAACACAGGAGGTCTAATGAAAATAGAAAAAGAAATTTTAGGTTTTACGGCTGGTAATTTTGATTTATTACATCCAGGTTACATAAATTGTTTTAAAGATGCTAAACAACATTGTGATAAGTTTATTGTATTTTTACAAATAGACCCATCACTACACAGGAAAAGTAAATATAAACCTGTAGTACCTGTTTATGATAGGTATAAAGCATTAATGGCTATTCGTTATATAGATGAAGTTTATACTTATCAAACAGAAGAAGAGTTATATAGTTTAATTAAGTTTTGGAAACCTGACATTAGAATATTAGGTGAAGATTACATAGGGAGAAGTTTTACAGGTGATGATTTACCGCCTAAAATAATTTATACTACTCGTTCTCACGGTTGGTCTACTACATTGTTAAAAGACCTAATTACTAAACAAACAATAGAACAAAATCCTGATTTTTTAGAGGAGAAGTAAAATGTGGAATATAAAATTAATTAAAAATACAATTAAAGTACTTTGTTTACTTGGATTAATACTATTAGTATTCAATAGTTGTCAAGATACAAATCCATTAACACCAGGACCTGAATTGAGATTAATGGAACAACATTCAATGATGCCAGGTGAATTACCTCAACCAATGATTGTTGGTGGTACACCAGTTAATCCAGCTTGTCCTAATTGTAAATACGACTTTATGGTTTCAATACAATCAGATGGATGGTGGGGAGGACATTTTTGTGGTGGTTCATTAGTCAGAGAAGATTGGGTTGTAACAGCTGCTCATTGTGTACAAGGAGATTCACCAAGTAGTATTGAAGTTGTGATTGGATTACATAATGTAAATGGAACGAATGGTTCACAGACAAGAGATGTAGATGCTATAATAATTCATCCACAATATAGTGGTAATTCATTAAACAATGATTATGCACTTTTACATTTAACACAACCAATTACAGATTTTGAACCAATTAAATTAGTTACATCAGATTTACACGATGATGAACCTGTAATGTCAACAACAATGGGTTGGGGAGCTACATCAAGTGGTGGTAGTTCATCTAATATATTACTTGAAGTAGATGTACCTATTGACGATAGTTGTGGTAGTTATTCT